CTCCAATATGTTTTCAGGGTCTCTCATCTGTTCTTGCATTTCAGATACTGACACATGGTTAAATGAAAATTCATCTGCCATTTTACTAAATATTCTCTTTAATAACTGTTCATTCATTTTTCTCACACCTTTCAATTTTATATACTGACTCACCGGTACGTTTACATTTCGGGATAACGTGGTAGTTTGGCCTGATTCCACCAACTGACCAGTCTAATTGGTCGCACTTGCGTGACTCACAAAAATGTGGGGATGGCATGATTATACGTTTACTCCTAACTCTTTTTGTTCGATAATCGGTTCACTGTAATCTGCTTGCATTACCTGCCAGTACTTGCCGTCAGGTTTTACAAGTATCCTACTTGGCCGGTTCCACATGTCACTTAATGCCTCCTCCAAGGCACCACTGACCGTAAACACCGTGGCTCCTGCCTGCGATATCCATTGTCGTGCTTTGTTGACTGCAAAGGCGCTTGTCTGATGGTCAAGTGAACACCATACCGGGTATTGTCTACCAACTCCTGAGTAATACACGATTTTAAGACTGTCTTTTTTACCCTCTTTTATGTGTCGGTGGTAGCTTACACTCCGAACGTTAATCCACTCTGGTTTTATCTGGTCTGTTAACACGGCTCCGGAGTATGCAGTTGTGCCGTGACTTGGTAGACATTCTCCAGATTCCCACTCGTGACCGCATCCCGGGCAGGTTCTGGTCTGCACGGGGAGTATTCTTCGGCAGTTCGGGCATGTTTTAACAGGGGCGTCTTGTTTTTCAGATGATTGACGTTTAAAAAATGGCTGTATATTATCTAGTGTGCCGTGGGTTTCAAAATTACTTCCCAGGTCTAATATGAGCCCGTTTTCTTTTCCGGGAAATATTCTCATCACGCGCCCACATGCCTGAACAAACTTTGCAGTTGAACGAGTAGCTGTCATTAAAACAACCATATCCAACCGCTTATTATTGAAACCCTTTATAAGGAGGTTTACATTGGTAAGTGCCCGTAGTTTTCCGTCTTTGAACCTCGCGAGTTTGTTATCACGTTCTCCCTTTGGAGTTTCTCCAGTTACTGTTTCACAGTCTATACCACGCGATACTAATTCTTCCGTAATATGATCAGCATGTTCGCAGGATGTAGCAAATATTAACCACGATTTCCTATCTGTGCCATACTTGATAATCTCGTCACATGCACGACTGATAAGTTCCGGGGAGTCTGCCGCATATGCTAAATCTTCAGCAACATATTCACCACCGCGTATTTTTACGTCAGTTAAATCAATCTGTGCTAATCCACCGACTGAAATTACCGGGCACAGATATCCTTCTTTAATTAACTGAGGAATTTTTATTTCATATGCTACTCCGTCGAATAGTTTACCTTTGCCTTCATAGAGTAAACCATCTGATAATCGGTATGGTGTTGCACTAAATCCTACAAATACCGCTTTAGGATTACACTCACGAATTGCTTTTACAAATTGCCAGTATCGTGATTCTCCATCTGCTCCTATAGACTGACATTCGTCGATCAGACAGATTTCTGGAGTGGGATACATCTCATATATATGTTTGTATATACTTTGGATACCTCCGACTGTGATCAGTTTATCAAGGTCTCTTTTTCCTATCCCAGCTGAGTATATACCGGCCGGAGCTTCCGGCCAATGAGTTTTTAACTCGTCGTAATCTTGCTGTACCAGTTCTTTTGAATCTGTTACGATTGCTATCTTTGTCCCGGGCCATCGGTCTAGGATATCTTTGCACAGACTTGCAATGATAATCCCTTTGCCACTCCCGGTGGGGCATATTACGCACGGGTTTGAGCCTTTCTTTGTTTCCCAGTACTTATAGACCGACTCCAGGGCCTTAATTTGGTAGGGGCGGAGTTCAATCATTTCTCTATGAGTTCCCCATTAATCGAATACTGATAATAATTGTAGTAGTTATTATCACATTTTAAGCAGTGGAAATAGATCCGAACTATATTACCCCAAATAACGTCGGTAATTTTTTTAGAGTCTTTATTTCCACAATACGGGCATGGGGGGGTCATTTTATCCCCACTGGGTAGCCATTGCTGCTGCAATACCCCCATATGTCCGGCTGCGATTCTTCCATCGTTCTTCTGATCGTGGCATTTTGTGAATTCTATTCTCTCTGCCATCCACGATATCTGTAGGTTCTAATTTAGGAAGATTCTTGAGCCACAAGCATGTCGCTTTAGTTTCTCCATGCCCGAATTGCCAAGGTTGAATTATCTGGTCTGGCCTGCGGATTTTACTGCTTATGATTGAAATTGGATTCTCAATACAAATCTTATTAATTGGGGCATTCATTAGTAATCTTACAAATTCAAGTGCCTCTTTTTGCTCCTCTATTTTATCATTAAACCATCTCGCGCCCGATACTGCTAAATGCGTGCATGGTGGATGAGCAATCATCAAATCAAAATCATCATACAAAATATCCCTTACATCTCCCTGATAATGAGGCCCCGGAGATTCTGACGGCAACAGATCACAAGACATTGCACCATGGCCTCTTGCAATAAAAGCGTCACGCACTATCCCACTAAACTCGCAAGCCACTAATACTTTCATTTTAAAATTCTCCACTTCGGTTTTACTTTACTAATCCAAATTAACCCTTTTATACAAAATAACCACTCACTAAAGAAAGTATTCCTGGTAAATTCAGTTTGTTTATACTCTGGAAATAGTTCTATAGTATAATCTCCTATTTGCATGTTATTTCTTCTCCATGCGTGGAAATGTATATGTTTTTGTAATTTTACTTCTAAATAAATCAAAATTGTGTTTTTCTTCATTCTCTTTTATTGTGGTTGAAATATTTACTGGAATTTCAAATGAATTATCTCGGAATGAAAACACTTTTCCCGATGAATAATATCCACATTTATCACAGGTTAATTCAACTTTAAGATTTAATTCATACAAACCGGGATTACATCGCGTATGCGTTATTTGTTCATATCCATTAATTTGCTCCAATGTTTCAGTAAATATCATTTTTCTAAAACACTCATTAACTCCACAACATGGGCATTCAATTAATTCGTCACTGCGTATTTTAATATTCGTCATACCTTCTTCTCCCTGCGTGGTTTATTCCAATACACCGACCTACAATTTACGTTTGGACAACTAATCGGCATGTCTTCAGTTCGTGGGAACCATTCATGCCCACACCGAAGACATCGTACCTTCCGTATTACCATACTAATATGTATGCAGTTTAAAGGTTAAAAAAGTTATTGTTTTAGGTGAAAATACTTTTCATCAAACAATCGTATCTGCGCTTCCTGGCTAAAATGCCCTATAAAGAACTCACGGCATAGTTGTTGAGTTTCCTCCAGGTTATGAGTCGCGTGAAACTCTAATATATCATGTTCAATATTCATGATATTATCAACCCATACAAACGGCACACTTAATTTACTAAACTCCTGGTCAATTGGGAACTTTCCACCAGTGTTTATATACACGGGGATTCTTCCCGATGCAAGAGTCTCATAGAATCTGATAGACCAGTTAGCGTTTCCCCGGGCACATACCTGATATTGGTTTGCAAGCATGTTCGTCCGGAAAATCGGCCCGTTTTTCTTGTAGTCTGGCATTGACTGGTTCCAGAATCCTGAACTATCGCCGGTTTCTTCTTTTCTAATATGAAAATCTGTGCAAATATTTTTAGAATGTTCAAGTATAGCAAGTGCCGTAAACCGCTCTTCAAACCCGTGAAGCAAATATTTACCATCTCTATGTGGACATCTTCCCACAAATCCGACTGTTGGCACTTCGGTGTATTCAGATGGAGAAAGTTTTGTGATATTATCAAGAGGTAAATCAAGATACATATGGTTCTCTGGGGAGTCTGCGGATGTGTGGAACTGTATCGCCGTGCATCCTGGGATAGGTATAGACTCATCAGAACATATAAATACAAAACTTTAAGTAATTTTATGGAAATCTTTAAAGTAGTAATAGTCTAAAATCTCCGGGTGACACGGGTAATTTTTCATTACGTGATCGGTTAAGATCATTTATTTATTTTCCTTTGGAATTCCACCATACATAAGAGTAAGCATATTATATTCCTCTCTTTCAAATTTTTTTAATATGCCAATTTCATCCTCATATTCAGACTCATCAAACCACGCCACTTTTTCTTTATGTTCGTATCAAAGTCCAGATTTTATATCTACAAAAATAAGAGATGCACCTACCAATTTTATATCATCAACTTTGCAGTCATCAATGATACAAGCCATACCTTCTTTAAGTGCTCTAATTCGTTCATATGATGCAAAATCTGAATTTACTGTGTAATCGTTATTTTCCATTGCTTTTCATCTCCTCACTACTCATTCCACCCTCTCCATTCTTCACCCCTCCCGCATACTCTACCCAATCCTCACCCGCGTCTATGGGGTATAATCCCACAAGCGCCGGGATGTATAAGTGCTGTGGGCATCCATGCAACTGTTCTGCCATAGATAGTGGGTGCGTGCGTTTAGTGCATGACCAGGTGCCGTCTGGTTCTGGGGTTGACCTGGCACATGATCGGCAGTTAACCTCTGGGAGTTTATGATTCCAACAAAGCAAATAATAATCACACCACTTGCAACAGAACGACGATTCAGAGTCTCCTAGTTTGTCTAAAGGTGAGTCGGAGAAGATTATCTGTTTGGCTTTTGATGTAAGTTCTTCCGCAAGTTTGTTGTCTGCGTAGATTCGTTCACCGTAAATTTCGTCAGTTGACTTATTTACGCAGATATAGTATGCACGGTCTAGTTTTATTTTTGCCATGTATACTATCATCTGGCAATAATGCTCGTATTTTGCATCTTTAACTCCTTTTTTACGTAATATTTTAAAGTTTTTGTCAGATGCGGTCTTACACTCAAGCACATGAGGTCGTGTTGACTCGGTGATTCCCTGAATTACACCGTCGAGAGACCCTGAAAAGTGCCCTCCGAAATCGTTAAAATCCCACTGTTTCCCGTTATCAGGGTTCCTATCCCATACACATATCCCTGCTGCACGAAGATTATCAATAATCCGTAACTCTTCCCGCTGCCCTGTTTCAAAGAGTCTTAACATACGAGGTTCAAACGATGGACGCAGACACCACCTGAATGAATACCAAAGTTCCCGAGAACACTCTTTCCCAATCTGACTCGACCCAAGATGTTTTCTAGGTTGTTGGTTCTTGTAAGTTGAGTAAATTGCAGAAATAGTAGGGAGAAGGAGTTCTGGTATTGCTACCATGTTATTGTTCCCACGGGCGTTTTGTTGATGCAGGTGCTCCGGCTTTTACAGGAGTTGCACCGTCTGAAAGGGGTTTGTATCCCTTTACCTTATTCTGCGCTTCATACTCCTCGGTTGCTGGGCGAATACCTAGTTTCACGATGAACGGTTTATCGTGAAGTTCTTCAGACTCCTGAATTGTCATTACTCCAATTGCCCGGCATATTGCCGATAGTGCTTTTTGTGCAATAATCTGAGTCGTGGAATTTTCGTTTTGGATGTTTAATCGGTCAAAGACTTTCCGACCTTTGTGATCTCCCTCCAGGATGTCATAGGTGAGCTGTAGATACTTTCCAGTCCCGCTTTTTGTTGTCTTGATTTCGCTCGCTGATATAATTACTGTGTATTCTCCAACTGGGAGAATGGTGAAGTCTCCGGTCGTTTCTATTGTTGATGCGTCAAAGTTTAGTTCGGGCATGTTTAGTTCTTTCCTTGTTTTGGTAAGTATTGCGCAATCTCTGCCCAGTCCATTGGTAATGATTCTGGCATAGAATACCGGTTTTTAGCCGTATATGCTGGACATCCAATAAGGTGTACAGTGCGTTTGCTTGATTTCATAACGCGAGATCTAGCCTTTTCGTCTTTTCCTTCTGTTTTTGTTAACGGATCAATATTACAGAACGCAATTACGTCTGCAAACTCTTCTGCCTTTGGAAACGCGCGTTTATGCAATTTCAAACGGTATACATCATAGGATTCTGATAATGGATCGTTAAATTTTTCAACAGAACTGTGAGCA